AGCTCATTAGCATACCTTTCGCAGCCAGTCACCCGCAGGTCCATGCTGCTTGCGGCACCGTCCCATAACGCTCGCTTCTTTGGCTCCTCTTCTGGATGTGTAAACCAAGCGGCTGTCTTTGTTTTTACGTCTGAGTACCGCGCCCATCCGTCGGCATAGTTTACCATATAGTTTACCGTGGCGGTCGGGTCTGGTTTGTCGCTTAGTGACCACTTGTTATTACTTTCCAGGTACCGACCAAACCTACCTAGCACTCTATCCGCCCTTGGTCTCAAGCAAATAACGTGAACGTTCATTCTTTTACCGCTTTCCAAGCCTCTTTAGAATCAAGCCGCCCTTTTATCAATCCTTCCCATCGTCTTGCCGTCATTTGATGATGTAGTATGCCCGCTGTTCTTTCCATGTAGTTTGGAAAGTATCGTGTGCTGGTATTCCACTCGTTGCCAAGCATATACAGCTTTACCGGATGCTTGTGCATTGCTCGCAATAGAGCGCCCTGGTCACGTTTGCCCCATCGTTGCCATTCGTTGTGCCACGATCTGAAGAGTGTGGCTGTTCTGTAGTTGCGCTTAAATGAGAACATCCCGCCTTGCAGTTGTATCAGTTCGTCTGTTCCGCACTCCTTGAACGTCTCTTCACATTCGTCTTTGTTGTCGGGCCTTACCATGTTTCGAGCAATGTGGTATTTATCTGGGTTTATACAGATACTCATGTCCCACCCATCCTCTAGCAGGTCAAACAGAAACGATATATCTGCAACAACTTCAGTGTCGGCGTCCAGATACAACACATATTCCCATTTTGGCGCTAGCTCGTAAATCTGTGTCTTGACTGACCGCCCGCCTATGTCTAGATCGGGAATCTCTAGGTAGGTTTCGCCCATTCCCAGTGGGCTATCAGCGGCTAGTGCTATTTCGAGGTCAGGCATGTGCTCTTGAATACTTTTGATACACCGCTCTGCCATCTTTCGCGCCGGTCCACCATAGGCTACAATATAGACACCTTTGGTACCCTCAATGATTGTTTCCTTATGCCCTACCAAATCGGTCCACGACTGACACCAACGATCAATCGAATACGCTTCGGCAACAGCTCGCAGATTCTTACGAACAACTCTTTTAGACAACGCCTCCTTGATCGCTTTGTTTATGTCAACATCGTATCTGACGATGCCCGGCATGTCTGGTAGCTCGTCCAGCATCCCAACGTGTCTGGGGATAACCACCGGGATACCGCAAGCCAAAGCCTCTAGGACCGGAAGGGGCCCGCCCTCTACTGTCGAGGTGCACAAAAACACGTCTAGGGAATTGTAGAACCCTGGCATGGCGTCCCAGTCGCGCCACTTGCAAGGACACGGCCATCCCTGACCGCTTGCTATCACATTATACTCTAAGTTTTTAATGAGCGATTCACCCTTGCGGCCACCCGAATAAACCATCCCGCACACGCCGACTAACAGATCATCCTTCTTGCGCCGCCGACGAACCGTGAAATGCTCAAGGTCTACCGCTCCAGGTATCCACACAGAATCGTCTAGGCTATCCATATATAGCGGGGCCTGGCTAGCAGATACCATGCTCGCAGCGGCCCCACCCCATAGCGCTGCCTTTTTAGGATTACCCTTGTCATAATGTGTAAACCAACCGTAACATGGTGTCTTGTCGAATCCTTGCCACATGAGGTAGGGAATGAATATGTTCCCCTCTGCGCTTGGGTCTGGCGTCTCTCCGATTGTCCACCCAAAAGCGTCCGCGAGATACTGAGCATGTCGCCGTAAAACGTCACTCTTGCCTACTACAATGTGCATTATCTAGCTGCTCCAAATCGGTGTGCTACCAGCGTGCCGCCGTTCCATGGCTTGCCAAATGACCACACTCGTACCGGCTCTTTGTAAAGCGTTCTCAATAGTGCCCCCTGATCCTGACCTTTCCACCTCAACCACTCCTCACGCCATAGCTCGAAAAACCGCTTAGTTCGCTGTTTGTTGAAAAAGAACAATCCGCCCTGCAACTGGGTGATAAACCGTCCAGCTTCTAATCGCGTCGCGTCCCTTTCGTCGTCGCTTACATGCCATAACCAATCGGCGGTACTTGGTGTTATCACCACATCCCAGCCATCATCTAACACGTCAAACCCCGCTGACAAATCTCCGTATATCCGTGTGTCTGCGTCGATATACAACACGTCGTCAAATGGCACCAAGTTGTCCAAGTTCACCTTTGCCCATCGCCCGCCCTTGTCGCGGATTGTCATGTGAACATGACAGCCGGGCGTATCTCCGATCATCACAACAGGCAAGTTATTGTGCATCTTTAGCGATTCTATCGACAACCGCGCCTCTTTCAGCGCATTGGCTCCATACGCGATATAGGCGACGCCTCTCACGCTTTGTTAATCCATGTGATGGGCAGCGCACAAATCAGCGGCTTGGTTTTGTAGACCGCTCGCAATAACGCTAATCGTCTGTCACCCTCTTCAGCATTCCAGTTCTCGACAAACTGTCTACCACCGGGGCAGTCTCGCACAAACACCAATCTAGGATCGTACAGCGGCACCCTAAGATCACGGATCAATGCTTTGGTGTCTTGCCGTTCTTGTAGAGTCCCCGCGTCTAGCGCTAAATAATCGTAGTCTATCATGGGAATCGCTACCTCCCACTTCTCAAGCAGGTGAAACCCTATCGGTACTAACTCTAGCCGCAATGCCAATATCGGATCCCATATCAGAGTATAGGTATCTACAATCCTTGGCTTGTCGCCCGTTTCTACCGGCACCTTGAGAGCGCGTATGTTCTCTGGAGGACTCCCTAGACACAGCACGGCACAATCCTTAGTGACCTTGCTCATTTCCCTAGCTGGGATATCGCAGTCGCCCGCCGCCAACCATTGTCGCGCCCGCGACTTGTCCACCTGGATATAATCACCCGGATATGCCCTAGATACCACACCACGTGTCTCAAGGTTTTTCACACAGTTTAATCTAATCCAAACTTTACCCATGTATTCTCCCAACAAAAAAGAAGGGCAAGAGGCACGGAACCCCTTGCCCCCTCAGACAGTAAATCGCAGTAGCGTTTAGGTCACAACTTCAGCATAACCGTGAGTAACTGGCTCATAGTGCGCACAGAAACCCAACACTAGAACAGACGCCTCAACCGCGTCGGTTCCAACGGTCACCTCGACATTGATGCAGTCGAATCCATTGTCAACGTCCAGCTCGTCACACAGAATTTCGACCAGAGCGGTTTCGTCTCCGTCGCCACCCGCTTGGGTCATCTGGGTAATCGACTTGTCGGTAATGGCCTTGGCGCTTGTGCCGCTAGTATCCGTTGCCTGCTCAACATCCACGTCAAATGTGGCGCTGGTCTGCATCTCACCAACCTGAATTACCACAACTGCACGCGCATAGTTCGCAAGGGACACATAACCAGAGTCATGCACTCCGACCGCGTAGCTGTCTGATACCATCTCGTCCAGCAAGGCAAACTGCTCACTGAATCGCTCCGTATAGCTCATTGTTTCTCCTTTTTTCCTTGTTATCCCTCACTTAGGCGACGCCAGGCGGTGAGGGGAAATAACCGCTTTTCGCTATTAGCTAGGCGCCGCCTCTAAGTTTACGTGCTCTTGTCGCCCAGGATCACAAAGGGAGATACCTGGTAAGATCCATCAGAGAGCGTCAACGGCGTGCTCATCCAAGGCTTGCCGTCCACCCGGTGAACAGCCCGCCACGAGGTCTCGTCGTACTGGAATCGTTCGATATTCGTGCTGTCGATTGTAGTCGCCTGACGATCACCTACCAGGTAGTATGACCAATCGGCAAGAACCACATCGCCAGCTGTACCAGCCGCCGGTAGCTTCTCCGTCCAAACAATCGGGAACCCGAATAGCATAGCGGGCACGCCCTCACGAGCAGACGGGATAAACATGTACGACGGGTTGCTGGAAGGTCCGTTTAGCGCCATCAGGTTAGCCATCTGAGCCCGCGAGATGTGCCATACCAAGCGCTCACCATAAGCCTGGGCCACCATGTTAATCACATCGGTGATACCCAGCGTCGGCGAGGTAGACTGACGAGTAACAGTGATCGTAGCCCCTGCGTTAAGGACGCCTAGCGGCTGTCCGGTCCCAGTGCCTCGCAAAAACGCATAGTCCTCATACCAGTTAATCGTACCAACAAACCCCTGTGGCCCTCTCAGGAACGCATCCAATCCAATCGCGCTATCGGCCAACAGTTCATCGCTTGCCCGCGTATAGCATACCAGCTTGTGCGCAACCAACGCGACCTGACGAAACTTTGGATCATTCTGGTCCTTAGAGGCAGCCTCTTCCGTCCACGATGCAATCATGCCACCAAACTGATGCGGCTGTCCAGCCGTGGTACCTGTCTGGTCTAACACCGGCAAGTTAATCTGCCGACGCGCCATAGGGATAACCATTGCCCGTTGACGAATATCACTACGCTCTGCTAGCGTCGCCATGAGCTCGGCGCGATACTCGGTAGGAATCAGGAATCCACCGGTAGCCCCGGCGCTACCCGTCATAGACGCCTTACCTTCCCAGCCCTGGTCTGACGTAGCGCTCTCCGATGGGTCAGCCCAACGCTTCAATCCGGTGTGATTGCTGCCGATCTTGGGATTGCTATCGCGGTACGCCTCAACGAGGAAATCACCAAAGCTTTTG